GGCAGCTTTTAGTCCCCCAGCTTTTGTTCCTGCCATATCTTCCTCCTTTTTTAAAATCATTTTTTCTAAATATTAATGGTACTCGGCGCAGGATTCGAACCCGCATCGTAGAACATTGAGAAGAGTCCTACCTCGACAGTTAGAAGCTGCCTGCCTAATCCATTCAGCCAGCCGAGCATATGCGTTAAATTTCTATATAACGCTTTCATAGAGCAGGAACTATCTCAACTGATATTTTCTGCTTATTAGTAGATTTATCGATAACTTCGATCTTCATCTTAAAGTCCAATCATCCACATTATCATTCGAAATAGTCCAATTATTATCGCCAGGGAAATCAATATTCCAATAATCGTTCCAATAGTTTCTGGCAAATCTTTCTTCATATATCCTCCTTATTTATTAATAAATATTTCGACTTGTTTCGCACCTTTTTTGAGCAACCAGTTGCGAGCATAGGTTGCATCGTTTATGGTCTTGTAGTTTTTGGTGCGTTCAATGCCTTTTTCGTCTATCCATTTAACTGTAAAATTATTCATTAATTAACTTCTTCCGTTTTCTTCGTTGTTTCTTGCGTAGTGATTTCTTACTCATTAAAATTCAACTTTCTTATGTTTTGGTTCGCCGAGATAATCTGTAATAATTTGGATTGCTTGATCGTAGCCAACGGCGAATCGTGCATAATAACCAGATTCGTTTAGCTTATCTAACATTTCTACTTGTTCTTTAATATGCTTGTTTTTGCGAAATGTTCCATCTTTCTTGTAAAGTTTAACGCCATCAGCTTTAAGCTCAAGGAACATTCCATTTTTTCGAAGGTGTGCAATAAGACCATCTTCTTTAAATTCAACAACTCCACTTTCTGCAATGAACAGATCCGGCCAAGCTCGTGATTTCTGAAATTTCTTGTGTTTCGCCGCTTGCCAGGGAGTCATTTTCATACCTGAGCTAAAATCTGTGCGAAATAACACATCGGGGTAGTTTTTGCGAAGGTAATCACAAACCTTAAGGTGTAAGAGTTCTTCTTTCTTGATCATTTCTACTCCTTAAAATGGAATATCACTTAAATCAACTGGTTCATCGAAGTTTTCAGTTATTTCGGGTTCTTGAGTTTCAGGTTTAGTTTCAGCTTGAGTTTTTGAAGTGTCAGATTTTGGCTCATAGCCGTAAATCCGGCGGTTGATCGATTTCTTAACCTTGCCGTCCTTTTCATAAGTTCGGTCTTCATCTTCGCTAACTTTGAACCAAGCAGTGCAGCCAACTGTTTTTTCGAGAAGTGCTGCAAAATCTGCCAAGTTTTTAATTTGCTGGATTTTCTCGCGAATCTTTTGTTTAATATCTTCATTTTCTTGGTTGTGAACTAAAATTCTGCGCACAGTATCAATTGAGATTCGACGAGTGTCGGGAGTATGTAGCCAAAGCCGCGCACGATCTTCGGCTGAATCATTTTCAACAAAGATTTCAGCGTAAGGCTTGTTGTCGTGCTTATCGATCTTAGTTTTAGCAATCTTTACTTCATGCATGCCAAATTCGAAATATCCACTTTCTTTGGTTTCTTCTGGTGTAATTGTGGTGCTTTTAAGTTCTTCCTGAGTCATAAAATCCTTTCATTAAAATAATAGTTTTTCTACTTCTTGTTCAACTAACGCGAGAGCAGATTGTTCAAAATAAATCGCTCGCTGGATCTCTTTTTCGAAATCCTTGCGGTTAAGTTCGAAGATTAAGAGTTCGAGCTGTGGTGCAAGAGCGAATGAATCTGAATACATTGCAAAGTAGAGTTTTTCAAGTTTCTCATTCACTACAAAGTATTGAATAATTTGTTGCCTATATTCATTAGGTGGTTGTTGTTCGTAGAATGCACGGACTTGTTTCCAGTTGTCTAAACATTTTATTTCAACTGCTTCAGTTATTTCGCTATTTTCATTTGCAATCTCACCATCTGGTGAACAAATGATATTTTCGTTAATATCAGATTGCCAAACCCGACCTTCGATAATTTCTTTGCCAAGTTTTTGGGCGACTTTTTCACGGGCTTCTTCTTCCAAAATTTCACCACGAAGAGCAGCAGAATGTTTGCGACCATTTAAACGATCTGCATAATCGTTCTCGTTGATCGGCTTTGCGATTCGTTCTGCGATCAGTTTGTAGATTGCATCACCAAGTTCAACTTCACATTCTTTTTTCTCAACTTCAGCTTCACCAATTAACTCTTTAAGTTCTTGAACTGTTAAGTTTTTAGGTTGGCCTTTTTGGTTCAAAGGAATTTCGATTTTTAACCTTTCCGCAAGCCTTAACCATTCAGATTTTAAAACTGTTCGAGGTGTGCCGAATTCTTTAGCTTTACTTCCGGAGATTTTACCCTCACGGAAGTGTAACCATTCATCAGAGCGTTGTTCAAGGTTTAAGATTTTCATTATTTTAATTTACCTTTCAGATCGTCTTTAATTTGAATTAGTTCTGCTATAACTTCATTATTACCTTTAAATTGATTAACTCCTTTTACGAAATTATCTTGAAGTTCTTTAAGGGTTTTTGAAGATTTAAGTTTGTTGATAAGTTCTTTTGATTGACCTTCAACTTTTTGCTTTTTAAAATCTTCGAACTCTTCCATTTCTTCAGATGAGGCAATCTCACCATTGTTTAAATAGCCAAGAAGTGAAAGTGCACGACCAACACTGATTGTTTCAAGTTTTTCAAAGGCTTTTTCACTCTTCATTTTATTAGCTGGATAATACGCAGTTCCAGTTGCCTCAGCTGATTTTTTTGATGAATCTTTGATAATTTCTGCGTAAAAGATCATTCCACCATCTGGTTGTGGTTCTGGACGAGTAGTAATTTTTGCTCGCGGATTTTCTTTACGAAATTCGACAAGTCGTGCCGAAACTTTGGCGTAATTCGAGCCTGAAATTTTAACCGTTTCTATCTTTTTCATCTTAAAATCCCCTTTCGTGATATTCGTGCCAAGCTTCAACACTTGGTGATGGTTCAAAGAAACCGATGCTATCCAAGTATTCATTAAAATCTTCATCAAATATATCGCCTGCAATTGTAGCATAGCTTTTGCCGTCACAGTCGACATCTTCAATATATGCTTTTTCTTTCAAGACAAGCTCGAAGAATAATTCTTTGATTTGTTGGTCTGTTAATTCGTTGTTATTGTTCATATAATTCTCCTTGTGTTGGTTAGTTCATGAATTTCAAGTAAGATCCGTTATTGTATGCTGCCCATGCTCGGTATCCCTGTGATTGCCAGATTTTGAAAGCAATCTCTGTATTCTTGGCTGGATTTGCTAAAATATTTCGGCTATAGCCATGAACACTGTTTATTTGGAATAACCCGTAGTCGTAAGTTCCATTTGTGTTCAATCCGGAGTTATCCGACCTTGGATTACAATTGCTCTCCGCTCGAGCAATCGCCAGCATAACTTTTGAGTTCCACGGGTATTTTTCTACCAATTCTCGAAACTCTTCGCACCGACCAACAACCTGTGAACTCGCAATTTTGGGCGAGGGCTGAACTCGAACCTCCACAGTTCGAGCTGAGCTTGGTTGATTAGTCGCAGCTTCGAGAGTTGGTTTTATTTGTATCGAATTCGATACCTTTAGACTTACTTGTTTTGGTTTAAATTTCGAACTGTTTCCGCAATCTTATCGTTCTGGATTTTAGCATTACTCTCGCCGTGCTTCATTCCAAAATAGAAAGCCACACCAGCTACAATCGCTGTGTAAATAATAATTGTTTTAACAGTTTCAATAATTTTCTTGTAATTTACTTTTTTCAAATTTTTCATTGTTTTTTCTCCTTGTTTTTGTTTTGTTGGTTTGAGTTCAATTTTAGAGTTCTTGATTTTTTCAAGCTCTTTCTCGAACTTGGTTTCATTAGTGTTTTGCATAAAATTCTTTCTTCATTAGCTCAGCTAGGCCGATAGTAAGGGTGGGCAACCTATCAGCCCGACAGAGCTAATGAAATTATTTCATTGTTCATTAAACTATTGGCTCACAATCTTTAATCTTTACTATTTTTACAGTTTTCGTTCGTTGAAAGTGAAAATTTATATCTTATATTCATACTTTTTACCAAATTGTTAAGTTTCACATTTAAAGGTTTTGCTAATCCTCAGAGGTGATTTACATGGAATCGCCTCAATTGGAGCAATAAAAAGACCCACGACTGTCGCTAAACCATGGGTCTATTCTTTAAATAAAAAAGAATGACTGTTCGTTGCTCAGTCATTCTTCTGTGGTACCGCGAGCCGGACTTGAACCGGCACGAGCTTAGTGCTCACCAGATTTTGAGTCTAGCGTGTCTACCAATTCCACCATCGCGGCTTATTATGGTTTTGACTATTTACATAGCTCATTATCTATTGTATACTAAGAGTAGGGAAAAATCAAGAGAAATGAATGATAATAATACAAAAAATCAAAACAATGGATTGAATATACCTGAGAGACAATTGCAGAGTACTTTTTCAAATGATAGAAATCGTGCTGCGATTGAATTTCGAAGGCAAAAAGTTCAACAGCTTTATCAAAAAGCTAATACTGAACAAATTTTAGAAATTCAGCAAAGCAAAAAAGAAAATCAGCCAGAGAAAATTAACTTGGCAGAATATTTAAAAAATCAAAATAACTCTAGAAAAGTTGATGGGCAGCGAGAAGAATTAATTAAAAACTCAATTGAGGAAGTTTCGAAACCATTTCAACCGCAACCAAAAGCTAGTTTTAATTCTGGTGTTGGTCAAGAGACTAACGACTTTAAGACTCGTCAAAAAGTTATTCAACCGCTCCAGAATAAGCAAGATATTGCAAAAGTTGATGAAAACTCACATAATTTAGGAGCGATTATAAGAGTGGCAGAAGCGGCAGGAGTACATGGAATAATAATACCAAAAAGAAATGCAGCAGGAGTAACACCACTTACAATAAAAACATCAGCAGGAGCCGTAAGCCATATAA